GTACCACGGTACAAGAATACTGAAGAAGTATTCTTGGGTAAAGGACCAAGGGCCTTTACCATGATAAATGTATTATTAGGATGACGTTTATGGAAGGCAATTTGATGTGGAGAAAATTTAATTTTGTTCCCTTTAGTCACCTTCAGTTCTATAGTGCAAAAGTGCCCAGAATTATTATAGACCAATAGATCAGGAGTACCAAGTAAGCTATTGTTTTCAATCCTGATAAGGGAAAGTTCCTTAAAATTTCTTTTGATTTGTTTGTAAAATTTAGCCTCTGGACCCATGAAGTTTTTGAGGGAATGTCCCCGCTCATTACGCGCCCGGCGTACGCAGATTCCCTGGTAAAACTATGCTTTGTTGTGGTGCAGTTTTCATCACGAGTCTATGAGATTGATGATTTCCTTTAGCTCCAAATATAGTCTGACTGTTTTCTTGTACTTCCATTTTTTTAATTTCTTGTAATTGACCATTTACTTCAACGTAAAGTACAGCATCACTAACAGCATTGCCCTGTCTTGTTCCTGCTTTATTGCTAGCCGTAAAAGTAGAAAGGAATTGTTGTAGATCTCTTACTCTCATTTGTTTTTATCTGCAAGTTCTTTTTTTAACTTTGTTATTTGATTGTTGAGGTCAGCTATAATTCTGATTTGTTGGACTAACTTTGCACTTAACTCATCTATAATTTTTTTAGAACCTTTAAACATATTATCTGTTTTAAGCCACTCAGATTCTTTTTGTTTGTATTCCCAAATTTCTCTCTTGTGTTGTTCAATTAAGAAAGTTAAATCTAAAGAACTTCTGTCTTCTTTAGGTTCGCTTTTAATCTTGGCTTCGTTTTCGTGACTCATATCTTCTCCATGTTCTTTCGCATTTGTATATGTACGCTTGTCTTTCATACCTTGACTTTATAGGAGAGTTCCCTTAAATTGTCAATATGGGATTACCAAAAAGACTTACAGATATGCAAAAAAGATTTGCAGAATATTTAGTTTATGGAGGGCCTGAAGGACCTGTATCTAAAGCTGAAGCTGCAAAGCTAGCTGGATACAGCCCGGACAGAGCCAGACGTGAAGGATCAGAATTAACTAATCCAAGATATTCACCATTAGTAGTAAAATATATAGGAGAATTACACGACGAAAGATTACAAAAACATGAAGTAAGTTATGCCAAACATGTAGCTGAACTAGACAGAATTAAACACGCAGCTTTAAAGAAAGGTAGTTTCTCTTCTGCTGTAAACGCTGAAGTATCTCGAGGAAAGGCAGCAGGACTATACATAGACAGAAAAATAATAAAAACTGGAAAATTAGAAGATATGTCAGAACAGGAATTAGAAGCAAAAATGAAACAGATCTTAGACGACTATGCACCTCTTTTAAACGTGACACCTACTAAATCTTCGTTATCTTCCGAACCCAAGGAACTGGAATCATCGTCCGATCCCCAAAAGTAAAACCATCCTCATCTTTATCATAAGACGCAAATAATTTTATAGAATTTTTATCTTGCGAGTATAACCAACCTTCATTGATTGGTTTAGCAAACTTCATTCTATCAAACTCTTTATCAGTAGCCCAGCCCGAGTCACTGACACAGTCAATCCACTCCACTCGAACTCTCGGATAAGGTATATCGGGAGCCCCATCAGTTACGACACTTTTTCTTCTTCTCCTAGGCATAATGTATATGTATGTCAAAAGTTTTAAAAAAACAATGAAAATGAAAAGCCTCGCGTGCTGGCAATCCTAAATATTGCCATAGGTAGACAAAATAATCTGTCACCTTAAAGATAAAGTGTCTACCTGAGTGTCTACCCTAAAGCTAGTAATACCAACACTTATAGACCAAAGTGACAGAATGACACTTTTTCTAGAGTAGTTTTTATTTTTTTTTTTATTTTTTTTACCATACATATACACTGGCTATAATACCTGTTTATCTGCCTTATTTTCGACATAATATTTCCTCATTACTGCCACTTTGTCCTCGGCTTCTGCCATAGTTTGTAACAATTTGTCAGCTTCTCCGGTAATATCTACGTGTTCTGGTATTATTATGTTATTTTCATTTAAAGATTGTATTTTATACATGCAATCCTCAATAACTGCTTCATATCTCTTTAGAAGCGTTCTAAACAACTGTTCATTCATTTTGTAAAGTCCTCCGCTTTCATTGGTGTTGTTCTTTCTTTCTCATCATGTATCAACTCATTGTACATGTTGATTCGTTTCAATGCCTTGTGCTTCCAGGCTCGAAGGTCAGCGCCTTCTGTTTTGAATTCTTGATAATATAGGTCAGGCGTGCAGACCATGATAACTCCTTGTTCGATTTTGCTACCGTAGACGTAGTCATGGGCCATGGCGTACATGGCAATTTGTAGGTAATAATCTTCGATCCATTCTTCTTTTTTCGGACGGTTAGCTTGCTTGTAGTCGACAATAGTTTCTTTGCCATTATGCAGGCATACCAAATCTGTTGAGCCCGCGTACAAACCTGGGTAATGTAACATGACTTCAGAGCCATAATACTCTTCCACTGGCGCAAGACCAATCTCAATAATTTTGTCGGCCATGGGACGCGCCTCTTGTCCGATGCTTGTAAGATCAACGCAGCCAGTTCCGAGTATATGATGCTCCAAGAACTTGTGCATAGCTGTCCCCCTACTACTAGACACATTTTTGATTCGTTCTGCTTCTTCTTCTCCAACTTTGGCCTTCCAGTCTTTTAGAAATTGTTTATTTTTGGTGGCT